AACCCCGCCCTCCCGCAGTTGAACCCTACAAGTCAATCTGGCTGTGCGGTATCGGCTGAATCCGCATTGCTGCGTGGGATGAGGCCGACATGATCCCCGGTAGTCAGTGCGATCGCATCGCGCGCCACCTGCAGAAGGGTCGCTCGCTCACGCCGCTTTCAGCTTTACGGCTCTTTGACTGCTTGCGATTGGGCGGCCGCATTCACGAGCTGCGCGGGTTAGGCCTGCGCATCAAGACTGAAATCATCGAGGTATCCGGCGAGAAGCGCATTGCGCGTTATTCGCTCGCACAGAAAAAAGGCCCTGGAGTTGTGTCCAGAGCCTTCTGACTTCTTAGCGGGAGTCGGCCCGGTTACGTGGGCCTTAGCAAACAAAAGCGTAGCGCGGTTTGGGTGCGTCCGTCAAATCACACCCCGTTTGAAATCCCAGGCGCTGCGTGCCACTGCAACCTGGACCATGACGAAGCAGTGATGCTTTGGTCCGACCGCCCGCGTAAGGGAGGTACCCGAAAGGGATGGGGACGAACGAGTACCGACCTGAAGGTCATGGGGAAAGTGGCGGGGTTATGAGCAAACGCTACGAATTGAAGGGGTTTTCGCATGAATCAGATGCCATCGGATTGGCTCGATCAGTTGAAGCAAGAGTATCCGCATCGTTCAGGGCCGATGAGTTGGCCGAGAGTCTTTTTGAAGGTCAGACGCGCGTTGATGGAATCGAATTGGGAGACGCTGATTGAAGGAGTCAAACGCTATGCGAAGTATTGCCAAGAAGCGGGGATTGATGGTTCAGCCTTCGTCGTCCAGCCGGCGCGCTTCTTTGAAGATGAAATCTATCTCGAGGACCTCAGTTTCTGTGCGGCAGAAGACCCCAAAAAGGCCGAAGCCAAACGAAAGGAGGCTGATTATCTGGCGCGCGTCACCGTTCGGGCAAGCGGGCTCGGTATTAGTCGATATGCAGATGAGCCTGCCGCAGCGCTTGAAACTCGCTGCCGACTTGCTGAGACGAGGGGCCCAGACCGTCTATGTGACGGTTTCGCCACCCGCGTCAGTGATCTCGCACAGCGCATGAGGGTTACGAAATGAAAGCGCCCCAGTCTAGGTGGCCTAACCCGCTGGGGCGCCTGGGAAGCGTAGTGGCGTCAAGGGGCGTGCGCTTCGTTGTAACGGGATTATGCAACAAGTTGGTTGCACGAGTGATTAAAAAATGACCATATGTGAAGTAGGACACCGCTTACGGCGGAACTCGAAGCACAACCTCAGCGGCACACCGATTTATCACGTTTGGACGAACATGCGTCGACGCTGTTCCCACCCGGAAATGCCGAATTACAAATGGTACGGCGGCCGGGGGATCACGGTTTGTGCCCGATGGGGCGACTTCAGCAACTTCCTTGCGGATATGGGCTTTCCGCCTCCTGGAATGTCGTTAGACCGGCGAGACAACAACGGCAATTACGAACCGTCCAATTGTCGTTGGGCAACCCGTAAAGAGCAGTACGCGAATCGCAGGAAACCACACAGACCGCCCCCGACGCCTCGCGATCCTTCAATTATTGTATTTAGGCTTTGACATGAAATGGATCGAACGCCCCGACGGCAACCACTACAGCGCCCCCTACCGCATTTACCGCGGTGTGCGTGGCTTCAGCGTGTTCATTTACGCCGATAAGTCCGCGTGCCTCGCGCAGCAAGTGGCGTCGCTGGAGTACGCGAAGGAAATTTGCGCCGATCACCAGGCGAAACAGAAGGGGAAGGGGACGTGACAAAATGAGAAATCCAGCCGCTCAAGGCCGCCGCGACTCCACTCACGCCGATATCGTGAGGTGGTACGAACAAGCCTATTGCAACGTCATCGACTTGAGCCATGTGGGTGGGGGATGTCCTGATATTTTGATTGCGCTGAATCGCCAGTGCTGCGTCTTGCGCGAGATCAAGAGCGACATGGGCAGTTTGGAAGCCTCACAGAAGACATTCCAAGCCACGTGGCGCGGTCCAAAGATCGAAATAGTCCGTACCCAAGCGGACGTGCTGAACGACGTGCTCCAGCTTCGCCAAGGAATCTCACGGAGGAATTATGGCTGATCAACTCCACCTCTCCCCCACCCCGAAGCCCTGGGCCTACAGCAGGATCAAGCTGCACCCGGTATTTTGGGGCTGCGTCGTGGGCGCGTGCTTTTGGGGATTGGTGTGGTGGGTGCTGTGAGCGAGCTACGCCCAATTCATCGCTGCGATGAATCCCGCCAGTGTCAGCACCACCGCGGTCACTTGTTCAGTGCCGGTCTCACATCGCCAGTGGTGAAAGATCAGCAGGTACAACGCCAGCGGCGCACCGACCGTGAGCCCGATCGCTTTCCATGCCCGCGCGTTCGATTCGTTCATGGGGCACGGTATCACGGAACTGAATCGCGCCGTCTTGGTGCGGCGCAACGACAACAAAGGGAAACACATGGAAAAGTCTAATCTCGCGACGCTCTCAAAAACGCTGCCTGATGCCACCGAATACCCGCCCATGGTGTGCGGCTCATGCCACTGGCGGCGCGAGAAGGCGATGTTCGGCCGTCCGTCCGCCATTTGCGTCGTGATGCCCAAACAAGTGATCGCCATCGCACAATCGCAAGGTGCGCAGATCCTCTCCGTCAATCCTGTGATAGAGGATTTGGCTACAGAGACCTGCGCGATGTGGAAACCGTTAGAGGGGGATACGCAGTGAGCAAGGACAACGACAACCTGAACAACATGCGCCGCTACCTCATTCGCCGCCTGGAGGGCTTTCGCATCTACGTCTCGACCCTGCCTGACAGCCAAAACCTCATCAAGGAAATGATGGGCAAGGACGGGGGCAAGACGTTCCTGATGGAAGCCTCGGACGACATCATCGGTAGGCTGGGTCACCCGGTCAAAACGATGTCAGCGGCCGAGAAGGCGTGGAAGCATGTATTTGGCGGATAGCGTTATAGCGGCCTGGGCGCAGGGCGGCAAACAGTGGGACCAGCAGAAGTGGTTCCAGTTTGAGTATCGCCGTCTGTGCCGCGAGAACTGCGACCCGCTAACTGGATTCGCTAAGCCGGGCACGATTTGGGCAATGAGGCACATGCCGGTACTTTCGCGCGGGCTCGTCGTCAATCTACCGGCGGACAGTCACATCCACTATGGATAACGAAATCAACTAGATGAGCGCTTCACGCAAACGGCTCAACCCGCGGCATCAGGATATGGTGCGCGCGAAGATTCAGGCGACGACCATCATCAATCGGCTGATGGGCTGCATTCGGGGCAAGGTTGAGTTATCGCCCCAACAGGTGGCTGCCGCTCGCATCCTGCTCGACAAGAGCCTGCCCAACCTCAACAGCACTGAGGTGACGGGAGTAAGTCACACAGCCGGGCCTGGCTTGCAGGTGATCATTCAGCAGCAGTTTGGGCAGACCGTGAGCGGGCCTGAGCGCATTGGGGTAGTCGTGAACCTACCGGGGCCGGGATGACTGAAGTCGTTTGCCTTGATCTATCGAGTAAATTCATGTGCGTCAGCTGTGGCTGGGTTATGCGTCACGAGCCGCGGGGAAGCGTGACCCAGTCTTATGTCGACGTCGAGTGTGTCAATGACCATTGTCCCGAGCAATGGAAGAAACTTCGCGTCCCGCGGCAGATAATCCATTGCGAACTGAAGCCAACCGATGGAAGTTAAGCCCCTAGGTCCAGTGGCCGGCGCCTATTTCCAAGACGACAGCCGCGTCAGTGTCATCGTGGGGCCTGTTGGCTCTGGCAAGTCCACGGCGAGCTGCCTGCGCCTGTGCCGTCACGCCTACAATCAGCGCCCGCAAGCCGATGGCATTGCGAGAACTCGGTTCGCCATTGTGCGCAACACCAAGCCGCAGCTCAAAGACACGACGATCAAGACGTGGCTCCAGATCTTCCCGGAGAACATCTACGGCCAGTTTCAGAACATGGCGCAGCGCTGGCAGTTCAAGCCCAAGGGCTACGACTACGCCATCGATGCCGAGTTCATGTTCCGCGCCCTGGATGATGCGGCGGACGTCTCGAACCTGCTGTCGCTCGAGGTCACCGGCTTTTATTTCAACGAGGTGAGGGAAATCGATGAGCAAATTATCACTCACGCTGGTCGACGCACCCGCTATCCCAGTGAAGCGGATGGTGGCAACGTATGGGCTGGCTGGATCGGTGATAGCAATCCATGGGCCACGGACCATTACCTCTACCGCGATCTCACCGAGGCCGGCAAGAAGGATTGGCGGCTATACGTTCAGCCCGGCGGAGAGGATCCAGGAGCCGAGAACGTCGAGAACCTAGAGGCGGGCTACTACAGCCGCGCACGCCAGGACTATGGCCCTGAGGATGCGCGCGTGTACGTCGATGCGCAGTGGGGCCGCACACGTGCCGGTAAGCCGATCTACACGAGCTACAACGATCAGGTGCATTGCAAGGCGTTCGAACTCGAGCCGCGCCTGCCGCTGTGCTTAGGCCTCGACTTCGGCCGCACACCGGCCGCGGTCATTGGCCAGCACACGATGTTCGGCGGCTGGCAGGTACGGCACGAGCTGTGCGCGTTTGACATGGGATTGGATCTATTCGCCAAGGAACTGCTGCGCTTCATCACGGAGCGCTTCCCCAATTGGGCGACGGGCAACATCACTGGCGATCCGTCCGGTGTAGCGAAGGATGCGCACGATGAGACGGCGTTCGCCTTGCTCAAGGCCAACGGGCTGTTCGCCCAGCCGGCCAGCACCAACGAACTCTCCGTGCGTTTCGCGGCGGTCAATGGCGCATTTCGCAGAATGGCAGGATCACAGCCGGCGCTGATCATCCATCCGGAGTGCAAGATGCTCAGGCGTGCCTGCATTGACGGCTATCGCTTTCGCAAGCTATCGATCGTCGGTGAGCGCTATGGTGAGGACCCGGACAAGAACGAATACAGCCACGTTGCTGAAGCCTTGCAGTATCTGCTGCTGGGTGGCGGGGAAGGGCGCACGGTGCTGGGCAAGGGCAGAGATGGACAGCGATTGATTCGACCACAGGAGTGCTTGATGTGAGATTACTGATTGCGACCGACGGCAAAAACCCCATGGGCGTACAAGCCGTGTG